CACTGTCACAAACCGTGCTGTTGAAGACGGTCAGACCATCTACAATGACAAGGTCCTACCATGGCTTTGTAAGGAGTTTGGTATCTACAAGTACATCATGCAGTTGAATCCCAACGAAGAACAAGACGAAATGGCCGAGAAAGAACGTCTTGCCAAGGATATCCAAAATGCCCGTGGTATGTTCGACATGGGATTCGATGTCGAGTACAAAGACGGGGAGTTTGTGTTCTCCGGTCAGGCCACTCCACCGGAAGACCGTGGAAGTTCCGGCGGTGGATTCTTTCCTGAAATAGACGACGGTCAGAGAAACAGTGGTGAGCCTGTTGAGAAATCGTTTCTTGTAGACAGCGGTGATTACCTTGTCAAAGACTTCTATTCAGATGCTCTCAAGGCCATTGCAGAAGGAGCCCTGTACTCTTTCTATGATGGTGCGACAGAACAAGACGTGGAAGCTATACACACAATCATCCAGAACGCATTTGAGACAAATGATCTATCCTTAGACAAACTCACCGAGGCAATTGTCAATGCCACCAGTTACGACCGTGACCGTGCCGAGATGATCGCCAGAACCGAAACATCTGCAGTTGCCATGAGAGCACGTGAGATCGGATGGAAACAGATGGAAGAAGAACGCGGAGAAGAGTTTCTTTTCAGGACATCCGATGCAGGTGATCATAGAGTTTCAGACACTTCGAAGATGATTGCTCAAAGGATCAAAGAAGAGGGCGGTGCTGTGACGATTGACCGCCTCAAGGAGATATACAGGGAAGTATCCACAAGACCAGTGTCACAGGGCGGTATGGGTCCAAGCTGGACCGGGTGGAAGAACTTTGTAGCTCACCCCAATGAAAGATCTACAATTGTCAGGGTAGTATGAGCCGAGTTAATGTTGAGACCGACCCCCAAGTAATTGACAACTTCTTTGGACGATTAGACAAGGGCCTCGACGATGTTGCAGATGAGGTATTCGCAATATCACAAGACCTGTGTCCAGTGGACCGTGGTATGCTCAAGAAGTCGGCAAGAAAAGAATATTCGTTTCTCGAAAAGATCATAATCTATGATTCCCCCGAGGCTACGTGGAACGAGTACGGAACAGAACCCCACATGCCACCGGAGGAACCGATATTGGGATGGGTCAGGCGTAACGCCGGTCTGTTCAGTGTCAACGGCAGATCAAAGACCGCTGTCAAAAAAGTAGCCAATGCTATCCGGTGGAAGATATACAACCACGGAACCGACCCACAACCTTTCCTACGTCCTGCATTCGACGACACGCAGACAAGAGCGAGAGACATAATCCTCAAATACTTCCGTTAAGTTTTTAAACAAACCAAGTACTTCTTTTGTTTTTTGATGCCCTACTCTGAAAACTCCCAACTCCCCGAAGCTGTGAGGAACTCACTATCTGACTCCGATCAGACAAAGTGGAGAACTATTTTCAATGAAGCTTATGAGGGCGACTGCAATAAAAACGACCGATGTGCTGCGAAAGTAGCATGGTCACAGCTGAAGAAAAACGCACGCTATTTTGCAGGATGGGCATCTGCAGAGGTCATAGACAGGCAGGGCGACGTCATAGAAGTCGGAGCTTTCCGAAAAACGATGGACCTCTTCATGCAATTGGGGTCTTCCATTATTGACCAACATAGTAACCGCAAGGTAGGCCAGTACATCAACTATGAGTTCAGGGACAAGACCTGTGGGGATGGTACTGAGAAACCTGGTGTCTACATGGAAGGTGTTATCTATAAGGGTCAAAGGATCCACGATGACGTATGGGAGAAGGTGAAATCAGGCGAATATTCCGGCCTGTCAATTGGTGCTGATCCACTCGAAACAAAACGAGAATGTGATGCCAAAACGTGCTGGAATGCTATCAAAAACATTGACCTTTTTGAAATTTCTGTGGTTGAAGTTCCTGCAAACCAGGAAGCTCTCATTGACGAAATCAACCACGTTGCAAAATCAGACATGAAATTCATAGGTGATCCTATGGCAGAAGAACCGAAATCAAAACCAGTTGAAAAGGCAGCAGACACTGAGGACGGTGCTCCTGCTGTAGAAGAACCGATTCTCGCGAAAATCGATGAAATACTGTCCTTACTCAAGGGACTTGACAACCGTATGACCGAGCTCGAAAAGAAGCTTGTGAAGGAAGAGAAGCCTCCTGTTGACGAGGAAGAGGACGACGAAGAGGAAGACATGGATAAGAAATCTGCAGAACCTGCAGCCGATATGGAGGCAGTTGTTGAGAAGGCTGTCGAGAAAGCACTCGAGAAGAGAATGAAGGACAAGGAGCCTGATACTCCAAGACCGGATCTCAAGAAACATGAGCTCGTAAGCTCACCACTCCAGGGACTTACCCCCGAGAAACTTGCAAAGATGGACGTGAGAGAAATTGATGCACTTGTAGACAGTGGGGAGGAAAAACCATGGTAAGTAAAGAGATTTCCAGTCAGGTATCTGAAAATACCGAGTTTCTGCAGAAGGCGTATTCTCGCGGGTGGATCAAGACGATAGAGGATCTTGAAACAGCAGTCTACGGAATGCCGATGCAAAGGTTCCTTGGTAAGGCCGATGCACCTGTACTGAGTAGCACAACCGGTGCCAGAAATGTACTGTATGGCCAGAGGCTTTGGAGACAGGTCGTCGTTGCTGCAAATGCATTCGGTGCCCTTGGGTTCAAGCCGTGGGAGAAATCCGGATATCGTGCAATCACCGCCGCAGCTGCAACTACATCCCCTGGTGTAGCTGAGAATGGTGCACTTCCGGACACGATCAAACCAACGTTCAAACCGATCGATGTTGACCCAACCACATCTGCTGCTACATTTGACCAGTCAGATCTTCAGTCTATGCTTGAAGGTAAGGACGATACAATCGCGTGGGCTGATCTTGTTCAGTACATGGGTGATGAATTCAAGAACAGGCTGAACAGAGCAGCACTGGCAACCGCTGATACTGTGCCAACAACAGGCATAGAGTCACTTGATAGGATTGTCGGTTCATATGCCGAACTTGCATATGGTAAGGTCGATGACTCTGGTGTCCTTGATGCGGGTGATCTTGACATATACGGACAGGACAGGGACGCATCTGCTTCATGGGCCGACGCTTATGTCAATGGTCAGGCGTTTGGTTCCGGTTCAAGAGATCTCGCACTTAGTCACATCGATGCAACATTCACAAACTGCCGTCCATACTGGAACGGTGCAACTGTGGAAAATAAGGTCATCATTACTGGCTATGATACCCTCGAACGTATCCAGCAGCTTATACAGGCACAGCAGAGGTTCGTGGGTACAACCCGTGTGCAGATGACTGTCAATGGTGTCCAGACCGTCGCTGGTACCGAAGCAGGATTTGATGTGTCCAGCTACAAGGGTGTGCCGATCATTCCAGACAACAACGTTCTCCAGGACACTCTCTCAAGGATATACACACTTGATCTTGACAACATCCACGTTGGTGTTCTCAGTCCAATACAGTATCTTGAGAGTGGAGACTTCTTTGCAAATGACAAGATCGGCAAAGAAGGACTGTACTACATGCACGGTGAGATCGTCTGTACCAAGTTCAAGGCACAAGGTAAAGTCAGGGACCTTCAGTAAGGTCTCTTCTCTTTTTTCGAGGTGATTCTCAATGGAAGTAATCTACAGAGGTCCTAATCCACTGAACTATCATAGTGCACCGTCTGGTTTTGAATATCTGTTCGATCCAGGAGTACCGCAGAAAGTTCGGAAAGGCGACGAGAAGTTCTTCGAGGGAATGGCCAGTGCCCCTGGCTCGAAATGGGAAGTTGTGAAGATTGTTGATAAGATGAAGGGAGGTAAGAAGTAATGGCATTCGCAAGTGCAATTGTTGGTGAGACTGTTTTCGGCAACAAGCGCGTAAAATGGGGAACTTATACAAATGGTTCCGGTGACACTGGTGGAGATATCGACACTGGTCTGCAATCATGTGAATCTATATTCCTGCAGCCGGGTGGATCTTCGGCAATCGCTACGGCACCAGTGGTCGATGAGACTCTCCCTGTTTCCGGTAACGCTGTCACAATCGTAACGGCTGACAATGAAGACGGTACCTGGCTGGCAATTGGATACTGAGGTGAATACATGATCCCCATACTTGAGAACATTACAAAAAAGATATGGAGTCAGAAGACATTAACCGAGATGGCTGTTGATGCTCTTGTCCTCACAGACTCAAGTGGGGATGTTCTTGACCTTGCCAATACAAACGGAAAGAACAAGGGACTTTATAAGATTGCTGCCGCTGGTGCTGGCACTGAATATTTCTATCATGATTTTGTTCCGGGTGGTAAGACATCGTTCAAATTGACTGGTTTCAAGGTATCAGTCGATGCAGCTGTCACGTTATCGGGTACATTGCAGTTCTACCGCGACGGTGACTGGGTAGACAATCCAGCATATGATTTTGCATTTGACTCGGCTACTGCGCAGAAAATGAACGGGGTGTACCCACTTGAAGAAGGCATCTATGGAACTCCTGTTCGTATAAAGTGCGTTGTTGGTGGTGCGTGTAATGTGTTCTGTCAGGCGGTGATCGGATGAGCTTTTCCAACCGGACCTTTGCAATGAATCAGGAAGATGCTAAACAGGAGCGCAAGCAGAAGAAGGGGCTTGCATATCGGGTCAAAGATTTTCTTGATGATGGCGAGCTCAACAACAGTGTATCAGAGGAGTAACGGATGTTAAAACGTTCACTTTTTTTAATTTTTGTTGTAATTGTTTTGATGTGTGGGAGTGCGAATGCTGGAATCATTTTATCCGATGGAGATACGTCCGAACCATATGATTCTGGCTACATTCGTATCACCGGCGGTGATTATACATGGCAGCAAGTAGTTGATTATGTCAACACTACAAAAGGATTTTCAACAACAAATTCATCAT